CTCTCTTCATCTTCATCAGCATATGCTTCATTTACAACATCTGCAATTGCTAACATTAACTGTGCAGAAATAGTTTTATCATACTTTGAAATATCAGCATCAAACGCATATGGAAAATCATGAAATTTAAGCGCCAAAAAGTGCCAATTATTGGAAAAAGGATTAATACCAGGGGCAAATAATGAGAAAGGATGATTACGCATAAACAAAGAGAAAAATCCAGCAAATTTCTTTTTAAATAATAAATTAAAATCCATTGGAGGCAGGGAAAATAAACGCGTAGAAGAACTGGCAACTTTATTTAATTTTCTCAATTCATCTTTCAATTGATCAGTTACATAAGAATTACCAATACGTATATTTTGTTTTGCTAAACTTTCACGCCTTTCAATACGTTGCATTAAATTTGAATCGAATAATTTACATTTTGCTGGAGTTACTTGTATTTCTTTGCCATCATAAACTACAAACGGAGATTTACCTCGAATACAATCATTCCGCCAGCCAAAACCTGCGGAAGTTTTAGTAACACATGGTTCTACAAATACAAGTTGGGATCCACGAAATAACTCCCGATTTGTTAAATCACGAAGATAATATTCAGCTTGAGGCAAACCACGAGCATGTTCAGCAACAAAACTTACAGCCTCAGCCAACAAATCAGTATCTACAAGGGGAAGGGGGTAACATTTAGTATATTCTTTCTGAGCTTCATACAAAGGATCAGTACCATTCCCACGCGGGTCATGACGACTTAATACACTAAAATCCTTACGTGCTGGTCCAACACATTCATACAATGGAGATCTTTCAAGATTTGTTGTAGTTGGAATATGATGCCAATATTCCTTAGGAATAACTTGGCCTACAGGTAAAAGTCCTTGAGGTATTGCAGAAACAGTTGGGCCATCAAGATCAAGAAAATCATCACCTTGATAAGGCTCAGAATAAACTACTTTAATGCCAGGCATTTCAGGAAGCATATATGTTGAAAAGAAGCTTGCAAAACTAGATTGAGTAGTCTTTTCAACACCCATGTGAACTCCAATAATTTTAAGTGCTCCATTATCAGCAGCAACATAAACAGGTAAACCACAATGTCCATTCTTGGTTGCGAAGCGTCCAGAGTAACCATTAAAAACTAAGCCTTTAGAAAAATATTCATTTCCGCTTCGCCATGAACGCTGTAAAACAGCACTGAGATCACTCT